GATACGAAACGGCGCGAAAAGGCGCTAGGATTTGGGCTTGGGGCATAGTGAAATGCTCACGCACCTGCGCTCCTCATTGCCCTTCATGGTAGCCATCGCCTCATGATCTCGCTATCAGTCAAGACCAATTTCCCGGATGTGCAGCGCAAGCTCGATGCGCTGCGGCGCGATATCGGCGACAAGGCGGCGGCGATGGCACTGAACAAGGTGGTAGATAAGGGCCGCACGGAAATGAAGCGCGCGATCACCGATGAATTCAATATTCCGTCGGCTGAGGTCAACGCTGCGCTTCGCATCCGGCGCGCCTCCGCCAAAGGCTACAACCTGGTGGCGGTGCTGGAAGCATTCAATAATCGCAAGGGGCGGTCGCTCAACCTGATTCACTTCGTCGAGCGCAAGGTCACGCTGGCCGAGGCGCGCCGGCGGCTCAAACGCGGCACATTGCAGCAGCTCGGCTTCAAGATCAAGAAAACAGGCGGCATCAAGACCATCCCCGGCGCGTTCATCGCCAACAACGGCCGCACGGTATTCATCCGCGAGGGCAAGGATCGCCTGCCCATCAAGCCGCTGCAGGTCATCAATATCACGCAGATGTTCAACACCAGGCGCATCAACCAGCGCGTGGTCGCCAAAATACGGCAGGAATTCCCGGTTGAGTTCGAGCGCGCCATGCGCGTGGTTCTGGAGCGCTTCCGATGAGCTGGTCAAACTACGACGACGTAATGAGCCAGTTGCAATCGGCTGGCCTGGTGATCGACAAGCAGCTCTCGCTCGATGCGCGGATCCAGCGCTGGAAAGTGGAGGGCGAGGACAATGAAAAGCGCGGCTGGTCGCGCCTCAAGGATTGGACATCCAAGGCCGGTCACACTTATATCGTCGGCGACTTCGGGGTGTGGCACAGCAACGACGATGGCCGCACCCGGGTCGAATTGCCCAGGCGCGACGACCAGACCGCGCCGCTCACCGCCGAAGATATCGCCGCTATCAAGGCCGCGCAGAAAGAGGCCGCGCGCAAGTTGGCGGAAGAGCGCAAGCGCGAGGCCAAGATCGCCGCCGGATGGGCGGCCACGGTATGGAGCAAATGCCCGCCGTGCGAACAGCACGAATATCTTACCCGCAAGCAGATACAGCCCAACGGCGCGCGCCTGATGGTGGGCACCGACGGCATGAAGTTCACCGGGCTGGACGATTCCAATTTTTACCGGCTGTCGCAGGCCGAAGGCGCGCTGGTGGTGCCGATGCATGACGAATCCGGCAACGTTTGCGGCATCCAGTTCATCTACCCCAAAGGGCATGCGCGCGCGAAAAAGATCGAGCGCGATAAGGAATTCTGGCCATCCGGCATGGCCATGGGCGGCACCTTTGGGCTGATCGGTCCCATCCGCCGCAATGGCGTGCTGCTGATCGCGGAAGGATTCGCCACCGCCGCCAGCCTGTTCGAGGCCACCGGGCAGAGCGTGGCCTATGCGTTCAGCGCCAACAACCTGGTCAAGGCCGGCAAGCTCATCCGCAAGAAAAACCCGCGCCTCAAGCTGCTATTCTGCGCCGACGACGATTACCTGACCAAAGATGCCGCCGGAAACCTGATCAATCCGGGCGTCACGGCCGCTGCCAATGCCACCGCCGAGATCGAACTTAGCGCCTGGGTCAAGCCGGATTTCACCGATGCCGACGGCAATGACCTGCGCGGCGGCAAAAAACTCACCGATTTCAACGATCTGGCGCTGCTGACTGGGCTGCCCCTCACGCTGGCCAACCAGATCAATGCCAGGCTTGATGAGTTGGGGTGGCGCGATGCCGTTTCTGCGCGCGTGGAACCCCCACCACAGGGGGAAGGGGAAGGCGGTCGCCGATTGGCGGTTTCCATCATGGCGCTGGACGATATTGTCGAACGGTTCATTTTCATTGACGATGAAACAGGCGATTTCGTTTTCGATACATGGGAACGCAATGTCTGCAAATATTCCAAAGTGATCCGCCTGCTGCCCGCCGGCGGGCGCGCTGACGATATCAAACGGCATCCGATATGGCCGACGCGCGCGGTTTATATTGACCAGATCGGCTTCGATCCCGGCAGCGAGGATGCCAACATCGCCTGTAACCGCTGGAATGGCTGGCCAACCGTGCCCAAGGCCGGGAGCTGCGTCGCATTGCTCTCACTGCTCGAATACCTATGTTCGGGCGAGCAGAATCACCGCGAACTCTACCACTGGATACTCAAATGGCTGGCCTACCCGATCCAGCATCCCGGCGCGAAGCTGCACAGCGCGCTGGTGGTGCATGGGCCGCAGGGCACCGGCAAGAGCCGGTTTTTTGAAGCCTATGCCAAGATTTACGGAGAATATTCGATCATCCTCAACCAGGGCGCGATCGAGGACAAGTTCAACGCCGACTGGGCCGAACGCAAACTTTATGTGCTGGCGGATGAAATTGTCGCCAACACCGAAAAATACCACCTCAAAAACCAGCTCAAGAACCTGATCACCGGCGACTGGGTGCGCGTCAACCCGAAAAACGTGGCGGCGCACAAAGAGCGCAACCACATGAACATGACTTTTCTATCCAACGAAAAGCAGCCGGTTATTCTGGATAACGACGACCGGCGCCATTGCGTCATTTATACCCCGGAAAAACTGGAAGACAAGTTTTACAACGAAGTCACCGAGGAAATCGAAGCCGGAGGCATTGCCGCCTTGCATCAATACCTGCTCGATCTGGATATCGGAGACTTCAAGCCATGGTCCAAACCGCCCATGACGGAAGCCAAGCGCGACCTGATCGCCATCTCGCTCGGCAGCGACGATTCGTTCATCCGCGAATGGATGGGGGGAGAAATCGAGGCCCTGCCGTTCTGCCCGTCCGGCACCGCACAAGTCTATGCCGAATATCTGCGCTGGTGCCGGCGCGAAGGAGAAACACGCCCGCGCCGCAGCAAGGAATTCTGGTCGACCATCGCAAAAATCGGCTGGTTCCGCGGCGTCAGAGACCGCCATACCAGCTTCAAGGGAGACAAAACCATCAGCTGGAAATGCGTTATCCCATCCGAGCAGGCTTTATCTTCCGCCGCCACCAGGCCGCACAGCAAGGATTACCGAAAAAGGCCGGAACAAACCCAAACGGAATGGCTCACGGAATGCTTTTTTGCCATCGAAGACGCAAAACGGGCAGCAGGAATTGAAGATGATGGCCCATAAACCTACCCCATACCATTAGCCATACCATCGGCCTTACCGTCTAAGTGTTTGTTTTTTTGGAAACCTTATCGCCTTATCGGTCAACGTGCGGGCGCGCCCGTGCGTGAAATACCCTCAATGCGCGCGCCTATCTCACGCGCACGTACTATTTCACGCGTCTGCCTGTAAGGTAATAAGGAATGTTTAAATACAACAGGTTAACCGGTAAGGCCGATGGTATGGCTAATGGTATGGCGGTAAGGCTGGTTTAACGAAAGGAAATTCACGATGCGCTACATGGTACTCACAGAAACAAACGAACATGGAGAATTGGCCATCGGCAGGATAGAAGATCAAGTCAATCAACTGCTGGAGCTTGATTGGCAACCGCAGGGCGGAATCATGCTGGTGTACGAAATCGTCGACACCACCAAATACCGAAGTGACGTGACGCGCTACTTCACCGCCGCACAAGCCATGCTGCATCCGGACGACGGGCCGCTTCCGCAATGAGCAAGCCGCTGCGCGACACCATGCCCACCGTCGCCGCCTGGATTGACGATTTGCGCGCCGCCTTCGGCGCGGAAGCCATCGATGCGCAGATCCGCAACGGCCTGCGGGGCGAGGGGTTATTTTATGCACAGGAGAACGGCGTCACGCTCGGCCGTCCGCTGGATGAAAGCCGCTTCAAGATCATTTCAGCGCGCGACATGGTGATCGAACCAAAACGCAAGGAGACTGCGCGTGGACGCTGAAAGCTACCACCAGGGCTACATCGATGCGCTCACCGCCGTGTCGCAGCAGCTCGAGATCGACAAGCGCCAGCCCGCGCCGCTGGGGTTCGACGTGGTGATTGCCGGGCTGGCAATGCTGGCGGAACGGGAACTGGAACAAGAATGATGTTGACCGCTGCTTCAAATCGGGATTATTCTCTGCCTGCCATCGCGTCTGCGGTGGCCGGGTTTGACAGCCCGAATGTGAGGGCGGCTTTAAGCCGCCAGTCTAGCTGTGCGGCTTTTTCGTTGCCGGGTTTGTCCCTTCATGGGCGGACTTGGCGGGGAGCCGCAAGGCTCGCCTGTGCCCTCACAGGTCTGTCAACCCGTCATGTTCCGCCCACCACGTTTGACAGCGTGGAGGCGGTTATACAACCGACCTATGAGGGAAATACCATGAGCACCAATACCAACGGCGCGCCCGCGCCGATCCGCAAGACCACCCACCACGCTTTTTTCCAGTGCAACGCCAACGGCGGCAGGCTGTTCGCCGTGCAGGCCGGCATCTCGCTGGACGAAGCCCTGTGCGAAGCCTCCACCTTGCTGTCGGCGGCCGAGCACACCCTGTTCGATATCGCCATGTCGCGCAACGATCCTGACCTGTGGGCTTGCGCCTACCTGGTCGAATTCGCCAAGGCCGTGCTCGATGCCACCCAGCAACTCAATGATGAGGAGAACCACCATGAGTAACCTTGCCCTGGTGCAACTGCACCACAACGAACCGATGACCACTTCGGAAAATATCGCCGAAGGAGTTGGAATTCAGCACAAAAATGTGTTGGAACTCATCAGAAAGTATGTAAATGACCTGCAAAAGCTGGGAGGGGTCGCGTTTGAAACGCGACCCTTTGAGACGGATGGTGGAACTCAATGGAGAGAAATCGCTTTTCTCAACGAACAGCAAGCCACTTTCCTGCTCACCCTGATGCGCAACACGGAAATCGTCATCGCTTTCAAGCTGGCACTGGTGCAAGCCTTCTTCGAACTGCGCGACCGCCCGCAGATCCCGGAACGCGACGAACCGCTCAACCTCAACCACCGCGCCGATATTGCAGTCGCGGCAGACCGCACGTTCCGCGCCATGCTGCGCTCGGCGCGCTCTACCGGGATGCGCTTTCCGCAGGCGCTTCGCCGCGCTAATCACCTGACGCTGGTCAAGACCGGGGTGGATATGCTGGCGGAACTCGAGGTGATCCCGCAGGACGAGGCGCCGGAAGCCCCGCCACAATCGGAAACGATCGCGGATATGTACGGCGTCCATGCCTTTATCCGCCAGTGGATGGGCGGAGAGCTGCCAATCCCGGTGATGGTGTGCAAAAGCGCCGACCTGTATGCAGCCTATGTGCACTGGGTCAATATCGGCAATGCGCCGCACCTGGCCAGCCAGAGTGTGTTCCCGCGCATGATGCAGCAGTTAAACCGCGAGTTCGCGCGTGTATTTATGGAAATCTACGTGGATGGCGCCGGCAGGACGGCACGACTGGTCGTTCCGCCTGGGTGTGGAACGTTTGAGCATGGCTCGATCACTATGCTCAGGACGCAACAGGTGGAGAAATTCGCCGCAGACCTCAAGGCATGGATGTCTGCTGACTGATTGAAACTGATCGCCCGCCCTTCGGGGCGGGCATAAAAGGAAATTTTCTAATCCGATGCCCGCTAAAGCCCTCACCTTCAAGGAATTCGCCACCTCGCAAGGCTGGTCGCCCAGCCGCGTCACCAAACTCAACCAGACCGGGCGGCTGGTGTTGAGCAGGGCGGGGCGGGTGAAGGTCAAGGAAACCCTGCAACTCATCGCGCACACCGCCGGCAATCGCAGCGACGTGGCGGCGCGCCACGAAACTGCCCGGCAGGATACAGCGCCTGCCGCTGGCAGCGAAAACGCAACAGCGCCTGCATCTGCCATCACGAAGGCGGAAAAAAACGCCGCCAGGGTGCAGCAAATGCAGGACGGGCAATCGCTCAAGGATGCCAACCTGCGCAAGGCGCTGGCCGAATCGCGCCGCGTTGCCGCGCTGGCCGACAAGGAGGAAATGGAGCGCGACCGCATGGCGGGCGACCTCATCGCGCGCGAGGATGTGGATGCCGCGATGAAATTCATCGGCGCCGCCATCCGCGGGCAGATGGACGTTTTCCCGGACCAGACCGCGCCGCTGGTCGCCCCCGTCACCAGCCTGGAAGAAGCACATATGCTGCTCACCGAACAATGCCGCAACGTGCTGGTGGAATTCGGCGAAATCATCAAAAAACAGCTGGCGGCGCTGGCGAAGGGGGTGGCGTGATCAACCCCCGCCGCTACCGTTCCGAACTCACCCACCAGCAAGCCTACTGCCTGGACATGTCATGGCACGCCGCGCAGCCGCGCAAGTCGCTGTCGGTGTCGGAGTGGGCGGATGCGCACCGCATCTTGAGCACCAAGGATTCCAGCGAGCCTGGGCGTTGGCGGACTTCGCGCAACCCGCAGCTCAAGGAAATCATGGATTGCCTGTCGGTGACCAGCCGCGTGACGGACATTGCCATCATGAAATCGTCGCAGCGGGGGGCCACCCAGATCGTCATCAACCTGATCGGCTACGTGATGGAGCATGCTCCGGCGCCGATGATGGTCTTGATGCCGACATTGGAAGCGCGCGATAGCTGGAAGGCGCAAAAACTCAACCCGCTGTTCACGGAAACATCGGCGATCAAGGAGTTGCTGGGGGGCATCCGCTCGCGCGATGCGGCCAACCGGCAGGACATGATCGATTTTCCCGGCGGCGTGCTGTTCCTGGCCGGCGGCAATTCGCCCAACAGTTACGCGCAGAAGTCGGTGCGCTATCTGGTCCTGGACGACCTGGACCGTTTCCCCGCTGAAATCGGCAACGAAGGCGACGTGATCGTATTGGCCAAAGGGCGCACCAAGGCGTTTCCGCGCGCGAAACGCGTTTTCATCAGCACGCCCACGATCAAGGGCGAGAGCCTGATCGAACGCGAGTTCCTGAAAAGCGACCAGCGCCGCTATCACGTGCCATGCCCCCACTGCGGAGAATTCCAGGTGCTGGAATGGGGCGGGCCGGAAGCGACGATGGGCCTGAAATGGAATTCGTTTATGACCGAAGCCTGGTACCAGTGCAAATTCTGCGCCGCCAGCATTTACGAACACCACAAGCCCAGAATGTTCGAGCGCGGGCGGTGGATTGCGAATTTTCCCAACGTCGCCACGCGCGGCTACCATCTTTCGGCGCTGGAATCGCCGATCGGTATCGGCCCTTCATGGCTGGAATTGGCGCTGGAATGGCACCATGCCATCAAGTCTCCGGCGACATTGCAAGCCTTCATCAACACCAACCTGGGCGAGTGCTGGGAAGAGCAGGGCGACAAGATCGACCCTACCGGGCTGCTGGCGCGGCTGGAGGAATACCCGGAAAACCTCAAGGGGCTGGCGCGCACCGCCGGCGTGGACGTACAGAAAGACCGGCTGGAATTCACCATCGACGACTGGATGGCAGGCGAGGAATGCTGGCGCATGGCGCACATCATCATTCCCGGCGATACCGCGCAGCCGCATGTCTGGCAGCAATTGGGCGAGGAGCTGGCGGAATGGGCGCCGGATGCCTGCGCGGTGGACAGCGGCTACAACACCAGCATGGTGTATGAGTTCGTCGAGAAACGCCGCTGGTGCTTTGCCGTGAAGGGCGTCACCGGCGCGTTCAAGCCGCTGGTCGAGGACGAAAAAACCCGCCGCCAGCGCCTGCGCCGGCAGCGCAAGAAAGGCATCACCGTGCATCTTGTGGGGGTGGACCAGGCCAAGGCGCTGCTGTTCGCCCGTCTCAAGATCATGCAGCCCGGCCCCGGCTACATGCATTTTCCCAATTCGCCGGATTTCGACGACGAATATTTCGCCCAGCTCACCGCCGAGAAACTGGTGACCAAGATGCGCGGCACCCGTCCGGTGGCCGAGTGGGTGCAGAGCCGCCCGCGCAACGAGGCGCTGGATTGCAGCAACTATTCGCTGGCCGCGCTGAGGCTTTCCGGCATCGACCTCGCCGCGCGGGCTGACAGGCAGCCCACTGGCGGCATCGACCTCACCGGCTGGAAGCGCGGATGATGGACAAGGATATCGTGCGCCTTATTCTGGATAAAGTGCTGGAGGTCGCCGCGCGCATGGATGGCGGGTTCAGCGAGGCCATGGCGCTGGAAATTGAGCGCCAGATTAAGCATGAATATGGCGGCGACGAGGTGTATATCCCCAAGCCGCTAGACGAGCGCAAACAGAAAGCGCTGGAGGAGGCGAGAAAAACCGGCAGGCCGGCGGTCTCTGCATCGCGCCACGGCATTTCACGCTCGGCGATGTATCGCTTGCTGAGCAAGGGAAAAAAATAGGAGAGATTCAATGATTACGGTGAAAGACAGCGTCAGGATCAATATCGAATTTTCGTCCGGAAAATACATATCCATGGACATAAAAGCCGGATCGACCGCCGAACTTGCTGCCGCGCAGTTGAGGCTGTTAAGCGAGCATATCGAGAAGCATGCCTTCTCCGAAAAAAAATAAAATCCCACTTTTCCCCTAAACATGAGACAGGCTCCCCGGTAATGTTTCGTCCAATCAGGAGACCTCCCCTATGGCCGGAATTACCCTCGCGCAGGCTGAATCGCGCCTGCAAGCCTATCTCGACGCCGAGGCCAAGGTGCTGGCAGGACAGCGCGTCGAAATTGACGGCCAGGCACTCACCCGCGCCAATCTGGAACAAATACAGACCGGCATCAATACCTGGGATGCGCGCGTCAAGGCATTGACGGCCAGCGCTTCCGGCCGCGCCCGCGCCCGCACCGTGAGGCCGTGGTGATGAGGGAAAAGCCGGACAGAACCCCCGTTTCAAATCTGCTCGATCGCGCCATCGAAACGGTGTCGCCCGGCTGGGCGCTGCAGCGTTCCCGCGCGCGCGGCATGCTGTCCATGCTCGGAGGTTACACCGGCGGTTCACGCCACCGTCCGGCGCTGGCCAATTTCAATCCCGGATCCGCCGACGCCGACAGCGACATCCTGTACGATCTGGCGTCGCTGCGCGGCCGTTCGCGCGACTTGGCGCGCAATACACCGATCGCCACCGGCGCCATCAACACCGTGGTCACCAACGTGGTCGGCACCGGGCTCACCATGTCGCCGCGCATCGATGCCAGGGCGCTCGGGATGTCGGAAGACCAGGCCAGCGCCTGGCAGGACCACGCGCAGCGCGAATGGAAACTGTGGGCGGAAAGCAAGGATTGCGACGCCACGCTGACGCAGAATTTCTACGAACTGCAGGCGCTGGCGTTCCGTTCCGCGCTGGAATCCGGCGACGTGTTCGCGCTTACCCCGGCCATCCAGCGCCCGGACCAGCCCTATCGCCTGGCGGTGCAGCTGGTGGAGGCCGATCGCATCTGCAACCGCAACAGGCAGGCCGATACCGCCAAACTGATCGAGGGCGTGGTGCTGGACGAATATGGCGCGCCGGTTTCCTACTGGATTTGCAAGACGCACCCAGGCGCGCTGCGACGCATGGTGGGGCTGGAATGGGTGGAGGTGCCGGCATTCGGCGCCAACACCCGTCGCCGCAACGTGCTGCACCTGTTCGAGCGCAAGCGCCCGGGGCAGACGCGCGGCGTGCCCTACCTGGCCGCGGTGATCGAGCCGCTCAAGCAGCTCGACCGCTATACCGAGGCCGAACTGCAGGCCGCCGTGATTTCCGCCGCCTTCGCCATCTTCGTCAAGATGGACGTGGAAGCCTTCAACGATCTGTTCCCGGCCGACCAGCAGACCGCCTATTTCAACGCCGCCAAGGGCTGGGACGGCAAGATCCCGGAAGCCGACATCGGCCATCCCGGCAAGGCCATCAACCTGCTGCCTGGAGAAGACGTCACCTCGCCCGACCTGGGGCGCCCCAATGATAAATTCGACCCGTTCGTGCTGGCCATCCTGCGCCAGATCGGCGTGGCGCTGGAGCTGCCATTCGAGGTGCTGATCAAGCATTTCACCGCCAGCTATTCCGCCGCGCGCGCCGCGCTGCTGGATGCCTGGAAGTTTTTCCGGCGCCGCCGCGACTGGCTGGCCACCAACTTCTGCCAGCCGATCTACGAGACCTGGCTGGCAGAAGCCGTCGCCTCCGGGCGCGTGGCCGCCCCCGGCTTCTTCACCGACCCGGCGCTGCGCCGCGCCTGGTGCAATGCCATCTGGATCGGCGACGGCCCCGGCAGCATCGACCCGGAAAAGGAAGTCAACGCCGCCGCCAAGCGCATCGATCTCGGAATTTCTACGCGCGACACCGAAAGCGTGATGTACGACGGCGTGGATTGGGAAAGCAAGAACACGCAACTGATCAAGGAAGAAAAAATGCGCAGCGCAGGCGGGCTGGCGCAGAACCCGGTGCCGGCGCCGACAGTGCCTTCCAATACCGGCCCCGGCTCCAATGAAAACCATACCTTCAACGTCAACACCGCGCCGATGTCGCTGGCGTTTGAAATCAAGCATGCGGCGCCGCCGCCACGGCGCGAGATCAAATTCGACACCGATATCGACGGCAACATCACCGGGGCCACGGTGGTCAATGCCGGCGACGGCCACGGCGTGATCTTGCGCGAAAAAGGAGTAGTACATCATGAATAAACGCTACAGCGCCGGCCGCGATGCCCAGGCCAAAGGCGAGGTCCGATGGATCTCTGACGACATCGAGGCGGTGCTGGTGGATACCCGGCAATATAAATTCAATGACCGCCACAGCAAGGCGGCGGATATCACCGGCATCATCAGCAGCGCCAAGGTGCCGGGGCGCACGGTGGATGCCGGCGGCTATTGCCGCGCCGCCGAAATCAAGTTTCCCAAGGCCAGGGGCGAGCAGGCCGGCGCCGTGGTGTTCTACAAGAACGGCGGCCCGCTGCTGGCCTAT